GGTCCGGATATGTGTCTGCACCTGGCAGAGGTCATCCAGATCATCGTCCCGTCGTACCATATCCCGCGCAGGATTAAAGGCGTTAGCCGCCACCTCCACGGTCGGGGCCAGAATGGTGTAGCCCGCCGCCTGCCGCCAGTTCAGTAACAGCGCCGTCATCATGATCCCGGCAGCCAGCGTGGACTTGCTGTTTTCTTGGGGATAAGGATAAAAACTTCCTTGATATGGCGTACACCGGTCTGCGCATCGTAGGAGCCAAACAGGGCCGCCACCAGGTCAAACACCCACTGTGCGCAGGACTCCCCGAACGTCGGGCTGCCCGGTGCATCCACAATCCGCAGTTGTTTAAAAATCGCCAGTGCATGTGCAGCCTGATCCGGATAAATCGGAGCCGGAATAATCGACAGCCCCTTTTTCAGGCGCTCTGCCCAGTCCGGGCAGGCCGTGCTCCACACAGGTATCATCCGTTGCCCTCATTATCATTATTCACCACCAGTCGGGGTGGTGGTGGCACAGCAAAACGGTTAGCCGCTTTTTTCGCCGCGTCACCTTTTGCCGATTTTTTACCGGCATCCCCTTTTTTGTGGTGCGTGAACTGCGCCAGCTTATAAGCCGCATCCAGCGCCAGCCTGGGGTCGGTATTAATGTTCTCCACCAGAAGACGCCCCATCGCTTTCACCGGATCGGGAAGACCGTCCTCCATATACTCAATACCAGGAGATATCACCACGGGCGGTGGCATCTCCGGATTTGTTTCGTCCGGCTGTGGTATTGCAGCCGCCTCACGGCGACGGGGTTTATCCTCCTGCTCTGATTTTTTCTGCCGGTAAACAGGAACCTCATCCACCTCCACCGTCTCGCACTGTTTACGGGCTATAAACGCAAGCACCTCCGGATCTTTTGCCAGCTGCGAGCCTTTAACCCTGGCTGTCTTCGCCGAATAACCGGCGGCAATGGCTGACGCTGTTTTGTTTTTCCCGGACATGAGCGCCAGCGCAAATTTTCGTTTTTGCGTTGTCAGCACAGCCTCCTCCCGGGTCCAGAACGCACTCAGCCGGGTATGGTTCAGCCATTTTTCCCGGCGTCTCATGCCGCAAATGTTAACTGCTGCCTGGTTAACATTTGCTGAAAAAGCCTGTTAACATTTTTTCCACGCAACAAACTGAATAATAAAGATAAAAACCGCAAAAATGCCCGGATAGCCAGTTAACATGTTAACTGCCCTGAAACGGGAATTTTTTCTCTGCGTGAGAGGGGGCGCGGTGTCCAAAGCGATCGTTTTTTACGCCGGATGATACCCCCCCGGGTGGTTACAGTCCGATGATGTCGTCCGCTCTGTCACTACCTCCGGACACCTCCGGCAGCGTCGGGTCCGGCATACCACCGCGCTTCACGAGCAGACTTTTGTCGATGGCATTCGGTACAGAGCGTCCAGACGATTCGTCTCCTCATTACCACACCGAACTGAAGTGCAATTCGGTGATCGAGTTCACTGTCACAGAGGTCAACCACACGACCACAGAGACAGCACTGCCCGGCATCCCTGAGCCAGATATGACGCTTGAGGGAAACACGTGCACTGCCACTGACACGACGCTGTTCACCCTTCAGAATATTCACCCGTCGGGTATTCAGTGTTTTGATTCTGCTCTGGAGTGTACGAAGCTCAGCCATGCAAAATCCCCGTCATATGGCAATCAGTAAAGGAAATAAATATGTCATCGAAAAACCGGACCCGTAGAACCACAACCCGCAATATCCGTTTCCCCAATCACATGATTGAACAGATCAACATCGCCCTTGAGCATAAAGGGTCCGGTAACTTTTCAGCGTGGGTTATTGAAGCCTGCAGGAGAAGGCTGGCAACAGATGCAACGCATCTGCGTCCGGCCAGCATGACAAATAACGAGAAATGAACGTTCGGTTACAGGAGCAGGTACCCACTGTCCTCCAACAATATTTCATCTTCATACCCGGCGGAACAAGACTTACCCAGCCGGGATGTACAGAATAACAACAGAGTGATAATTAATTTCTGATGAAATAATCAGGGTGCAGAAGGACTAAAGATAAACGTTTTCTTCACGCCTTTACGCGGCCTGTCCTTCTCAAATCGCCATTTTGCCATCGCTTTACAACCTGCTCATCAAACAGATGGTGCGGCTCTGAACGGTATAAACTCAATTCGGGTGACAGTACCATCAGCACCAATATCAAACTTCACATCAACCCGTCCCTTTATATAATTTGCCGCTGCATAGGCCGGATATTGTGGTAATGCCTTAACCAACTGTCGGGGCATATCTGTTTTATGTTGCGTACAGCCCATAACCAGAGAAGACAACAAAATAATTAACGGAAGATTTCTTTTCATTTTCATTCCCGGCACAGATAAGAATAAGTCTTATTCTAACAATGCCACCCTGTCGGTCATCAATCCTCTGCTTAATGGCAACGACAATTATCCGACTTAAATCACAAATCAGACACATGACATAACAGAGACTTGCGAGGTAACACATACGTCCGGTTTCTTCCACCATCGCACCGGACCAGCGACCATGAGGGGACAACGCCGCGCTCCGTTAACGCGGTAAACCCCGGTGTGTATCGTTTTTGATTATCCCCGCACACTCGCGCAGAGGAGTCTCCCGGTCGGGCTGCGGTCTCTGTTAATGCAGGAATACGGCGACGATACGGCGCATAGTTATGTCAGGCTGAAATGCCTTTATCAAATCCGGGTAACGCAATCTGCCCCTGCTGCTCCAGCCTGTCCAGCCTTGCCAGCAACTGAGGCTTCTTCACCCTGCCCCAGCGATTGAGCAAGCGACCTGACATACTGGCGACATCTTTCTCTTTCATGTATTCCAGCATGACTGCATTTCTCTCAGCTTCCAGGTGTGTTTTTCCCTGCATGATAAGTTCTGCCATCCAGTTGAAAGCCTGGATGTACGTAACCTTTATTTGCATCGCAGTCTTACCAGTAAACCCCATAACGACCAGCATGTAACCGTCTTTCGTCATGTTAAACATTGGCTGGACATCACCATTTTTATCAATAAAATCAGTAGGCTCAAAATTGAGCTGGGCAAAATCATCAGGACATTCAGAAATGGTTTGCCTGATCTTTCTTAATACGTTCTTATGACTCTTACCAAAAAATTCCGCCACTTTAATACTCGTGGTCAGGACAGAGCCTCCCACTACCATAACCATGTCACGAAAATCAATGCCGTTAACAACGGTAGAATATTTCATAGCGTGTACCTGCTCTTTGAAATGAACCTTTGCCGCACAGGAAACCAGCCCACCGAGGCTCGCCAGCACTAACTGGTATCCTCAAAGGCTCATTCCAAAGGGGCAGGTTCGGTGGTTATCATGCGCTGCGGTGCGCGGTGAAATTCAGATATGAAAAAGCCAGCGATTAAGCAGGCTCTGTTAATTCAGGCACTGAGTGCGGATATATTCCTGAAGCGTTCTCAATGCGGCCTGATCGCTGATGATTCCGTCTCTGATACCGAGAACGTTTCGTCCAGCAACTGGAGAGAGTTCGACGGAGGCATCATTGCCCACGCCGGAGGTGGTGGGGGCTTCACGCACGGAGCCTGGACAGGTGGCGTTGATCCGCAGGCGCTTACGACCAGCGGCAACATCAGCACGCAGAGTTTCATTTTCAGCTCTCGCATCGGCTAATTCCCTCGAGTATTTTGCATCGAGCGCAGCAACATCGCGCTGGCGCACCTGCATATCAGTAATGGTTGCGTTTGCCTGCTCCAGCTCTCTGGCTTTTTTATCGCGCTGCGCTTTGTAGGTGATGGCGTTATCGCGGTAATGATTCAGCCCCAGACTAAGCGCACCACAGACCACCAGCAGAATAACGGTAAACGCGGAAAGCATTCGGTTTATGCTCACTCCAGCAGCCCCGACGAAGACAACATCATCCAGCCCATGGAAAGAAAAAGAGCAACCAGCATTAGTGAAAATGAAATGCCGACGATTACACAGAGGATCTTCGCCAGCATTATGAGTTTGTCTGACATGCTTAATCCTCCCTTCACGATTTCAACGCAATGACCAGTTTTGCCAGCCCATACAGTATCGGAGACACAGCGATACCGACCGCCACCCACTTAATAGCAAAAGCCAGCGCTCTGCTGATGTCATCACTTACTGGCGCTTTCAGTTCAAGGCCGTTTTTCATAGTCAACCTCAACAGAATTCGTTTATACTTTTCCATGTTCTCCCTTGCCTTATCCAAGGTCAGAAACACAAAACCCCGCTTGCTGCCAACAAACGGTTTTTTTACTTTTATTCACTTAGGTTTTGCCAGTTCGCAGGATTTCGTGTTATCCGTCCGCGTTGGCCAACGTCATTTTTCAGCAAAATATTCTGCTTATCTGTCGATTCCCCAGCACGCCAGCGCGCTCTCCTGGTCACGACGGGATATCTGGCCGTAACAGTTGTTTGAGCGGATACGGCAGTCTCTGCCACCGTCCTTAATCCACCAGCGAATCGCTTCACACGCTCCCCTGCGATCGCCTGCATTAATTCGTTTATAAAACGTCGACGGGAAACACTTACCGGGGCCAATGTTATACGGGCAGAATGACGCGATCCCCGCTTTCTGGGGTTCAGTCAGTGGCACCCGGATGTTTTTCTCCACCCATGCCAGCGCCTTATCACGCTCAATGGCGTTAACCTGGTCGCATTTTTTCTTCGACAACTTCATGCCCGGGACGACAGGTTTGCCATCCACCCTGGTGGCACCACGACAAATGGTCCAGATCCCCGCACCATCACGGTATGCCGTGGTGTGGTTACCTTCTTTTTCATCCAGAAACTGGTCGAGAATATCAGGCGCAGGCGCCCCTGCGGCAATCAGCGCCAGAACGGCAGCCGACAGGCCGTATTTGATTTTGGTGTTCATGGATATTTATCAGGATTTATCGGTTCCGAATCCCTGGATATGTTAAGCCTTCACCCCACCAGTGGTGGGCACTGGCGGGTTCTTAATTTCCCCGGATGATCGTGGATTACATTCCACCAGGAGATTACTTATGCTTATCTATCCAGCGGCAGATCTCCGTTTACAGGGACGCAAAGCACAACCATGGGATAAAACAACCACTCATAAATATCGTCCCGGTCAATATTATGACTTTCGTAAACACCCGGAACTGATCGAGACACACCTTGAGGATTTTGTTGAATATTCAGACAGACAAGCGATTCAGACCTTTTTTTCTTTTGTTAAGTGGATCAACAGCAATTCATCTGCATTCGAGAGCACGGACTGCATGTTTTCAGGAACACCAAAGGTTGATGAATACGCCCCGGTATTTGGTTGCACCCATGCGTCATCTGGCCGCTTCGAATTTTTGTTTCGCGATACGAAAATAAACCAAAATGAGCGAGCTGTCGGATGGGTACTTAACAAACTATCGCTCTACCTTCAGAAAGAACGGCCCGATTTTTGTAAAGGAACCTTTGGCATCGTTCCCCTCATGACGGAATATACCGACTCCGGCGGTAACGAGTTCACCGGTTATCGTATTTGTGTCTATTTCGATGCTTACGGGAATGGAACAGAGGATACCTGGACTTCTCTCAACATCATGTTTGATGGCCTCATGAAAGCCACCAAAAGAATGAGCAATGAAACAATCACTGGCGAGATGCGTCCCCTTTAAAAATTATCCAGAATCTCACTATTTGCAGAGCGCTCTCTGTTTTTTGAATACGGAAACACTCTGCGAGATTTCTGCTCATCACTTTCCGGCAATAATCGTAAAACGCCGCGAACTGCTCATCACGGCGTTTTTTTTCACCTTCGGAAGGGATCTGCACCGACAGTTTTTTATTCAGTTCAACGACGCTGTTCTCCAGTTTTTCAATGCGTGATTCGATATCATCTTTTTCTGACTGTATCGTGTTATATGCATTGTTAATTTGTATGGTATACCGCTCTTCTGAACAGAGGCGCTTTTCCGGCAACGGTTCGTTCCCTTCACATAACCCGGCAGCAATATCCATGAAAAACTGCTTCGCCTTCTTTTTCGCCTCAGCTTCGTAAAACTCCAGCGGGGCACCTTCAACACGATCAAGATCAATCACCACATTTGGCAACAACAGTGACGTATACCCACCAGTTTCCAGCGCCACAGTAACAGTAATCTTATCCGGGTAAATATTTATCCCTTTAACAACCAGTTCGTATTGTTTATTCATCGTCTACTCTCCCCGCGCCGCCTTACGCCGGTCTTCTTTAATTTTGAAATACAGGTTCGTCAGATATGTCAGCAGCCCAAACAGCAGACTCCCCAGCACGCCTATTGCCGCCCACTGAGACGGGGAAACCCTGTCCAGCAACTGCAGGAACCAGTAGCCCGTTCCCACCGCTGACGTGGTGTATGACACACCTGTTGTGATTTTTTCCATCTGGTACATACCCCGCCTCCCGCAATCCGGAAGCTCACAACAATAAAAAAGACCACCGGCACACACCGATGGTCCCTGACGCATGCTTACATCATCATGTCGCTGTCAGGTGTGGGGTCACCGCTATCTGAAGCACTCCCCTCACCCGCGATACCTTCCGGCTCCGGAGCTGCCGGTGCGCCCAGCAGTTCATCCAGAATGGCATCCACTTCTGCATCAAGACGCGCTTCCAGGTTATGGCGAAGTTTCTGTTTCAGTGCGCTCAGGACTTCTTCAGAGCGCAGGACTTCCTTCACTGCTTCAGCAGTGACCAGGGATGTAATTTCTGACATGGGATTTTCTCGTCGAAAGATGTGATTAAGAAAGTTGCCGCTAAATGAGCGGCTCTTCGGGTTTGCTTCCGGCTGACTGACTGGCGCTGATTTTCTCAGCGGCCCTTTTGTCAATCTGTCTGCGCCAGAAGTCACGCATGGCCCGGTATCCGCCCGAAAGGAGATACAGCACACAGACCACCGTACAGAAGTACAGCATTAACTGGTTCAGAAATGTCATGGTTTCTCACCGTGATAGTTGACATGATTTACTTATTTTTGTAGAAAATGTCGCAAACTTCGGTGTCATAATGGTCGTTTTACCAGCCGCCAGCATTCATGTAGTGAACACAGTTCATCCCTTTCCTTCATTGCTGGCGGCTTTTTTTATCATGCCGCGGCGTCCGCGTTATTCACTTCCACCGTAATGCTGTCTATCAGTACCGGGTAAGTCGCACCTTTGGTAATGTCTGTCACATGCAGTTTATCCGCCGCAAAGGCACTGACCGGTGACTGCGTCAGCGTGAACGGTGTACCATCCTGACCATCAATAACCGGCGTCACCTGAAGGCTGTTATTCCCGGCAAAACGGAAAGCCAGCGTATGCCATTCGTTATCAAATGCGCCAAAGCTTCCCAGTTTCAGGTTGTTTGTCGCCACTTTCGCATTGTGGTACATCACATTCAGGTCTTTTGCATCCGTCTGGATGTAGAACGCTGCCAGCAGATTATTCCCTGCATCCCCTGTCAGGGTGACACCCTGCGGCAGAGAGGAAACCGGCCAGTAAAGTGCAATGACATACTGATTTGCTACCAGTTCACCGGATGCCTTAAAGCGGCAGCTGATTAAACCGCCATTTTTCAGCAGTTCAGCGCCAGTACCGGCATCATGCTCCAGATACCATAACCCCACTCCTGTCTCCTTGCTCAGCTTCATCGCGGTACCACCTGTTGCACCTTCATCGGCAACAATTTCCGCTTTACCTCCGCCAGCACTCCAGCCCTGTTCGGTCAGCCTCCCTTCAGACTCACTGGCACGGTAAGACAGCAGTGTTGTTGTGCTTACCGCTTCATTTTCTGACGGTGATGGCGTCGGTGCGCCAGTTTCAGAAGATGGAGCATCGACTTTTACTGTGGTTCGTCCCGCATGAATCAGAATCGCCGTTGCCAGACGGTCGGAAATAATCCCGCGGCGTGCCCATGAACTGAAATGGCTCGCCCTGTCCTGTGACGTCCAGGTGGCGGAGCTGTCACGCCATTTCGAACCGTAATATCCGATACCCGGAATGTCCGGGTCTTCTTCCGGTTTGTTCGTCGGCACATTCACCCCGTTCTCATCCGTCATGAACGGTACGAAATGGATATTCTTTTCCGTTTTGTTTTTATAGCTGCCGTACACCGTCTGGTACGTGGATTCGTTCTTCTGCTTCCAGAAATACGTCGTGTCCCCGCATATCCAGGGAACACCGCCAGCAGAGCCACCAACGCACTGACCTGCCATATCTGCCAGGTCTGCACGGAATTTATCAACCAGCGCACCAAACTGTGCTGCGTGATTTACCGGCGTACCGCCAAAATCAAATTCCCCCTGCATCCACACCACGGCAAACAGCACATTTTTCGGGTTCTTCTTCAGTGCTGCTTTTGTTCGACCGATAAGATCCTTATACAGCGGCTTGTCCACACCCCAGCGCGCTGAATTCTCCGAGGCACCGCCAGCGTCACTGTATGTGCCATCAGCTCCGGTGGTGAACGCTGAACCACCACGACAGCACGGAACCAGCAGAATACCCGCATTCGCCGGTATAAACGGCAGCAGTTTTTTTGGCGATATGCAGCCCCTGCCCCACGGTACCG